CATACTCTTATTAGTACCATTCTGACCTATCTTAATATAATCTCCTACACGGAAATTTAAAGATTTTGCCTCTTTAAATGCAAGGCTATTATCTGCACTTGCAAATTTAGCATTTGTCCATAGCTCCGATACACTGAAAGCCCCTCTCTGTGTTGTTACACCACCTCGTACATATGAACATAACCTGTTCATTTTCCCTTTGACATCAGGAGCTGTGATATTATTCTTTTTATCTGGTGTATCCTTCTGTGACCATACCGGTTTTGTAGTTTCGCCTACCTCTCCTAATGATCTTGTCCATGTGGCAGTCTTCATAGTATTGCCACTTCCTCCAAAAGCTTCATCATGATAATTGGACTCTTGTAATGACTGGGCAACACCAGATTGAAGCCCGATTGGAGAGAAAAAAAAGATTCTATATGACTCCGTCCATTTAAATCTATCTTCAGCAGGCCATGTCTCGTCCTTTACGTTCTCCTTCGTCCTCCACAATTGTACACTAGAAGACTTATAGGTAGGAACTTCGTGCATACCATCTTTGATAGTGAATCTAGTTGATGTACCTTGAGGAGCATTGAATTTCCAGTGGATTTTGTTATTACTTGGGTCCATTGTATCAAATACTAAAGTAATCTCTATAGTATCCTGATATGGTAAATATTTAAAACCAGAATAGCTATAGATAGATTCGCCTCCATGGTATTCTATGTTAAACCCATGTATATGAATCTCAATCCCCGCTTTTTGACCAGTATCGACCTCATGAAGCCAGTGATTCGAACTTATTCCTGGGGTAGGTTTACTGGTCAATTTTGCAGAACATGTAACTGCTTTAACAGCATCTTTAGCACTTTTTCCTCCTTGAAACAAAGCACGATTCATAATAAACATCTCAGGAGGCTTAGCTACAGGATCATTATATCTCACCCTAATCCATGAGTCATTTTCAACAAACATTACTGCATACTTAATCCCAAAATTCTTAGCTTTCATTTCAACTGGATTTATATACTTGTATTGCCCTACACCAGTATGTGTAATAGTGGCACTTGCAATTGTCCATCCTCCTTTTGGAAATATATTCCTTTTAGCTTCCGTATCTCCTATCTTAGTAGTAAATACTGAAGGAACGGGAGATTCTGTATCATCTCCTTCATCTCCTACGTAATTGCCGTTTCTTACATTAGCTTCTGTATCACTTTCAGCCATACCATCCCTCATTAAAACAAGAAAGCATCCTCTGTTTGAAGAATCAGATGGTGTCCTCAACCATCTCTCATCATCACTATCTCCTTCTCCTTCCATTGTATATTTAGTAGGGACAGTATTGGCAGTATTGGCTGTAGTGATCCTTTGCGAAAAAGTTATTAAACCATTTGCATCAATATTAACTCCTGTTATTTCGGTAGATGATGCACCTGAAGTAAAATCTCCACCTGCATTATCTCCAAATCCTTGTGCTCCTGCATCACCATTATCATTAGGATCAACAGTATTAATAGTATCAACGCCTGACATTGAGGTATAACTAAGTACAACACTATCTATATACTGATTATCCCAACAAACAAAATAACCATCTTTAAAAAAAGACCCACCGGAATTATGTGGCATTGCTGTAGAAGTAATATCTGAACTTGTAAACTCTCCTAGCTCACTATTCCAACCTCTTGTCTTAACAGTCCAATTGCTTGGGGTTCCTGTTGGCTTTACAAGCCAGTATGCTTGACCATTATAATAATGTATATCATCTATAAGAGTTGTAGGATCTGCTTCATATGTCTCAAGGGATGGGGCAGGGTCACTTCCAATAACCTTATCAAGTACCCCAAGAGCAGTCTCAGGGAGTTTGAGTAAGTGAGCACCTTCTGCAGGACGTTCTCCTCTTGTACCTTCAGATACTACTGTACCAGATATTACTGCAGTAGGGGGGAGGGGTGGGCCAAGGCTCCTAGATATATTAACATCATCTTTTATTATCTCTTCAAACTCTGGTCTCTTCTCGTTATATGTTTTGACAACACCTATACCTGATTCCTCAAATGATACTGCCTTAGAGTCTGTAATCCATTCACCACGATAATAATAATGACCACCAGAAATAGGAGCCGTACCTTCACCTGGTTCAAGGGCAAATCCCTTTAAATTTATATCAAGAGACTCTTCACCTTGGTCTTCACGAAGGTTCTGTGGGTCTATCTCATTAGATAAACCACCTGTAAATTGTCTGATAATAGTTCTTGGCATCTATACCAGCCTTTTTTATGTTGGCCTTATGTTCCGTTGATATTGAAGTTCTTGTCGAATCTTTAAATTGCATTCTGTAATCAAATTTTGCCTGAGAGCACTTGCTCTCCCAGGTGTCAATGACCGTAGATCATCTGAGTTTTTATAATATTCCCTTACATGATCTGTATAGCAATCACAATGACGATTTACATATCCCGGTGGGTAGTTAGGATTGATCTGAGAAAAACCAACTGAACATGTTTGCCATAACACCCTTATTTCTTGTGTCGTAAAGTTACCACTATAAACAGTAGTAGTAAGGACTGGAACCGGCTTATCTTTTTTCTGTTTTAAATCTGGTACATACTGAAAATTTGAGCAATTAGACAATAGTAACAGTGATGCCATGATTATAATCCATCTAACCGTATGTCCAAACTGCTTTACCATTTTTTCTAGGTTTCAAATCAACATGTATAAATTTACTTCCTCCCTGAGAGATCCCAACTCCATCAAATCCCATTTCAAGAGCCTTCTGTATAACTATCCTTGCCTTCAATCCGTCTACAAGAAAATCACAAGCTAACCCTACCATGTGACTCGAATTTGGATGACCTTTTGACTTTTTATTCCAAGATTTACAGCGCATTCCTGATGACACCCTTAAAGGAAAGTTACATTTTTCTCTTAAATGTTGTAGTTTATGCATAAAATGCTCATCCATATCTGACAGACCGCACCCACACTTACACGCCATCTCATCTGTACTAAAATTCTTAGTCAAAAGCATAGTTATCCACACAATTAAACTTATTCCAAAATCTCTACGAGTAAAAAACACCCTGAAGATTTGGGTTCTTTACTTACGAACATTTGATTCATAAGCTGCCAATATTTTATCATCTAATTTATTCTCTGTACTGGCAACTAATGTACGAAGCAGTATAAATACCACTTCCTGCAAAATCTTTTCACTCAAAAAGCTCATGCACAACCCTTTCACGGTCGTTGCAATTACTGGTGCAAATAATGCAATCATATTATTTCCTCTCAATTAAGCGTGAAATTGTCTCAGCGAGATGTTCATTACTCTTGGTCATAATATCAAGGGATTTGGTCATTTCCGCCAATGCATCATTCGATTTTTGGACAAGAGTAAACACTCGGCTGTCAGCCTCTTCCTCCCTCTCCATGTACTCACGGCGTTCACTCTGCGCCCATACATCTTTTTTGTAGATGTAGAAAAAACTTGCAGCACAAACGACACTCGGTACGCCAACCGTCTGTAATAACTCAGTCCACATTTCAATGTCATCCATATTTTCCTTGTATTAAAAATTTGAACTTAGGGTTTTATTTTTTTGTTTCTCAGTTTGCCTTGAAGCCTTATCAAAATCCTCAATGGTCAGTCCTTTTTTAGACATCTTAATAGACTTCCTAGCTTGCTTATGTAGTTTAGCTAATCTTTCTTTTTCCTTAATTTCAGTATCCAATTTCTCTACTTCTAACTTGGATTCAGACTTCTTGAATATGTCTTTAAATTTTTGGATAAAATTAGTCATGTATCTCCTATGGTTTTATTGGCCACGTTATATTATTTACATCAGCATTATCTGACGGCACGTCCCTCAACTTTTGTCTGTAGATTTGCATGAGATTATTACAATACCGATCTGTAAGTGCCGTCCAATCTGTCTCTGCCAGTCTGCTGTCTCGGTCTGCACGTACATTTGCCCATTTCCAAATCAGGTCACGCTTCTCTTGCTTATTCACGGTTTCGGATATTTATTCTGATAACTTAGGCCAACTAATATTATCTACATCTGCATTATCTTCAGGTACATTCCGAAGTGATTGTCTGTAGGTTTTCATGCCAGCACTTAAAGTATTATCCTTGAGTGCCAAATGGTCTGTCTCTGCTAGTCTCCTGTCTCTGTCTCTCCTGACATTCACCCACTTTTCAGCAAGCACCCTTGCATCCTTTGCTGAGTCATCCCCAGAGAAATGAGTCTGGATTGTAATGTCTTCTCCAGCCATGTCCTGACCTGTGACTGCTGATACTTTGGAGTCTGACCATTTGATGTTGTAGACTCCTGTTGCTGTATAATCACCAAGCTGATTCAGTCTTGCCTGAACATCTTCATCAATACATTCAACTATCACATATCCTGTTTCACCAGAGTAATCTACTACAGGTGGATCACCAGAAGTAACGGAAGCAAGCCATGTCCAGTATTCTGGCTTACTCAGACCTTTAGTATTTCTCCTACATTGCCACTCTGTTTCGTGGATTGTCTGGAGTACGTTTGATTTGTGTGAAATGTACATTTTTACATTCTCGTAATTTCAAAAGTTGTATATTGATTATAAGCTCCACTAGAACCTACAATTTGAATATAATCATCTCTTCTTAATGTTAAAGTAGCCCTAGCACTAGTCTCATTATTGTACCCAGAGGAACCCTCGATAAAACCAGTTATAATCTTAGTCCCATTAACGAATATTTGACAATGTTCTCGGTCTTGCTCGTTGACTATATTCAGGGAGAAAATTTGATACTCACCCCCCTTTAAACAAATCACTCTATCGTATGATATTGCAAAATCTTTATTCATCAATGAGTATGTACCATCTGAATAACCTCTCCACTCATCATAAATATGAACAATTTCAGTCGAAATGTTAAGATTGTGAGTTGATCTGACACAGAGAGAACCAATATAACTCACATCCCTAGTAACTTGATCCCAAGTCTTACCATCTGGAGTAACCACAAGGTTAGTCTGCTCCATGTTCCTGTCACCTCCTACTAACTCATGCAGGAAGGGTGTTTCAAAGGTCTGGTAGTGTGATGATGTGTGGATTGGACTTGATATTTCAAACCCCTGAATTGTAAAATTTCCAGTTGTTTTATTTACCTTTATTTCATTCATACCTAAAGTCTGACCAGAGGCCCTTTGTCGCCCTGACCACGTTGTAGTTGAAACAGAAGTTGTTGTAATTGAAGTAGAGTTTAAAGGCTCAGTTAGAGCAGTAAATCTATCAGCATAAGGTAAAACATCTACTGTAGTTCCAAAATAAGGTACTTTCCCAAAAGCCTCCCCTGAACTAATATTGCCACTTGTCATTGACTGATAATTTCCTGCTCGTGCTGTTGGTGTGGCGAATGTAAAAGTATAAGCATCGTTAGTATTTTCATCCCACAAAACATCCCTTGTTGCAGTCAAAAATCGAGTACCTTTACTAATTACCCCAATCCCTCCTGACGTTCCTGTTACACCTACAAAATCTGCCATCAGCATATAATCTGACAAAATGACTGCATCTTCTGGAATCGGTGGCATCTTGGGTTGGTGGAAGGTAACATCTGACTCAATAGTACCTCTGTCAAAATTTGCAGAAGTACTTTCCATAGTTACCCCATCAATTATTGCTGTTCCAGCACTACTTGATGTTCTTATTATTTGA